TCTGAGCGTGAACTTGAACAAGGTGCAATCGGATTCAAATCTACCGATTATAAAATCAAAGGCGCTCAGTTCTTTAATGATTACATGCACCAGAAGCTACCAGCCGAGGCTGCAATGATCTTTGATTGGGATTTCACAGGTAAGCAGCCAAAGGCTGTGTTAGTGGCGTTAGATTTCAATGCGAAGAAACAGGAAGTTAAATCGCTATGATCAATATAAATCATTTTAAATCAGTTGTTTGCGCTGACTGTGGCGTTAAGTTTAAACCAGCATCACGATATTTAGAGTTGGGTGCTCACAAACCACATTGCACGCAAATGGGTGCTGAAATGGTAAAAAAGCCAACACAAACAAAGGCATAAATATACCATTTCGTATAATGTATAATATGTAAATAAATCAATAACTTAGGTGTATTTTTACTATGACAGAATATGTTTATACATGCAAGAAGTGCGGTAAAAAGTTTACAAAACACTCTAGTTATTGCATCCATTTTTACAAGTGTAAATAACAGATACCACTGGCTTTTGGGGGCGTGGTTTTAAAGCGCAAGTCAGTGGTTCTATTGGGGATTAAGAGTATGCAGATTGATGATTGCACAGCCACAACGGTAATCAATGGGGTCAATTACTGCGTACTCGTCATACATCAACAAAGCTGGCTAGACGAACTCAACAATTTATCCGTTGTCCAAGTTGGTCTCTTACTGTCTAGCACAGCGTTGATTTGGTACGTTGCTTGGGGCATACGTGCCACTTTAGACCTACTTGGGCACACTTCTAACGAGGAATAACTCATGGACAATAAAGAACAAACTCCAAACACTAACCAAGAAACTAAAAAGGTGCTCACTGCTGCTAAACGTGCAGCGATGACCGCGGGTGTAGTAATTGCTACAACTGCAACTGCCTTTGCTGCTGAGGGGGATGCAACTATTGACTTAACTACTGGTTTGGCTGGTGTTGCGATTGTTGCGGGTCTTCTTTCAGCGGGTAGCTTGAAAGCTGTACCGACATACGTTGGTTGGGGAATCCGCAAAGCATTGTCAATGCTTCGTTAATTGACAATAGAAAAAAGCTGGGAGGAGCGCACAGCTGTACGCACCGCACCCAGCTTTTTTCATAATTGGAGAAAAGCGAAGTGACCGTCTATTACATCATTGTTGTGGCTCTTGCGTTGTGGATCGTCTTGTCGGGGAAATAGTATGGTTATACGTTTATTACTAATCTGTCTTGCTTTATTCACTGTTGAGGCTCATGCAACTGATGATGGTGATTGGAGGCTTCAACATGAAATTAAGCTACAGCAGAACCGTGAGGACTATGCAAGACGTGTTTATGGTCGATCTGCTAGATCATTTATTGAAACAGATCCAGTAACAGCTAAGAGTAAAACAGTAACAAGAATTGCTATTGCAGAAGCATCGCCTACAGCTTCAAAAGTGGGTGCATCTATGTTTAAGCGTGTTGCATTCTATGCAAAGAATCCGGGCGTTCAAATGATTGGTGTTATGGCTGCGACTCAGCTTATTGAAGCAATTGGTTGGGTTATGGAAGATGGTGCATATGTAAAGAAAAAACCTGCTGACCCAGACAAAGACCCGACTTTACCACGTGCATGGCATTGGACAAATATTGGTTATTATTCGACTACTACCGCAGCCGCTGCTGCATATATGGCTTATCACAATTCAACTGCTGCTTCATCAAAACAGGCACGTTCTTACCAAATAAAAGACACTATTAACGCTGATTATAAAACAGTTTATCTTTTTGATTCTTCTGGCGCTTTAGTCGGAAACGTAACTATTCAGTATGTTGTAAATCCAGATTATGACCCAAATGGAGAACCACCCCAAGATCAAACAATTCCTTTAACACCTGAGTTATTAGGGGCTGCAATGATGGGTGAAGGCTATAACGATCCTGTAAAACCAGAACATTATAATCCTATTGCTAATACTGGTCTTATGGATAGCTCTGTAGCTGATAGCTATCAACACTCAGGTAATGGTGTTGGTGATGATTTAGCTAATGAGATGGACCAGAAATTAAAGAACGCTCCACCCACACCTAATAATCAACCTGCTCCTTATGGTTCGCCTCAATATGCTAATCCACCTTCAGAATCTGCACCTAATGCTAATGACCGCACATGGGATGAAGATGGTGGCAATGCTGATGGTAAAACCGAGCCAATTAAAGACCCTCAAGGCAATCCTACTGGTGGACAGTCTATTTCTATCGAGTTTCCTGTTTTTTGTGAATGGGCTTTTAAGATGTGTCAATGGTATGACGACTGGAAAAAAACAGATGAATGGATGAAGGATGAACCAGAGCTTAAGGATGAAAAGTTTGAAGTACAAGATGAGGATTTGCCTGGCTATGAGCATGTTAATTATGTGAGGTTTGGACAAACGTGTCCTTTTATGCCTCAGTCAGTTGTATTTGATTACGGTATTGGTCAGATGGCTTTTGATGCTGATGCTTCAATTCTCTGTACTTATGGGGAAATTGCACGGCCTTATATTATCGGTATTAGTCATCTTGGCTGTCTTATTTACTTGTTGTTTGCTTTAAGAAATGGAGCTGTCTGATGCTTAAATTTCTGGCAAAACTAACTGAGTGGCTTCTAAAAAATTCGGTTCAAAAGGTTTTAACTGGTGCAGGGCTATCAGTTGTTTCTTATTTATCAGTTGTAGCTGTCATAAGGGCTGCATTTGAAAGTTTAATTAATTCAGTTTATAGCGTTTCTGCTGACCTACTTAATTTTATGGGGATATGTGGTCTTGATTACGCTTTAAGTGGATTTGTTTCTGTAGCTGTTTTCTTGATGACAATTAAACAAGGCAGCTTATCGTTGAGGAAAAAATAATGAGTGAATCTGCTGGCGGTACGTTCCGATTGGTATGTGGTCAGATCGGTGCGGGTAAGTCTTATTTGTATGTTAAACAAGTTGAAGAAGAAGTAAAAAAAAGCGGTAAATATAAAAAGATTTATTCAAACATTCGTGCACATGCTGAATTAGCTGAAGGTATTACACCGCTTCCTGATGATTGGCGAGAATGTGAACCTGATAGCCTTGTTATTATTGATGAGGTGCAGAAGCATGAGAAGTTTAGTAAACATTTCTCTAGCCGTAGGGATAGTGAGATTGTAGACCTTACAATGATTCGACATCAGCGTTTAGATTTATGGCTTATCAGTCCTAATCCTGCGTTAGTAAACAGTGATGTACGTAATCTTGTTACTCAATACTTTTGGCTTGAAGTTGTAGGGGCTAAAACAACCAAATGTTATTGTTTCACTAAGGTTTATAACAGCATTACTAAATCGATTAAACAGCAGGCTTATGATGAGTTTGTTTATACAATTGAAGAGAAATATCACAAGCTATATAAATCTACTGAAGACGGAATAGCTTCAGGGCGTAACTATAATTTTAATGTTAAGTTATGGGGGTTTATTGGGGGCTTGGTTTTTGTTGTCATAATCGCGTGTTTACTTGTTGCATTCTTGGCTAAAGGTACGAAAACAAAAGTAGATCAAATGTCTACTGCTCAAAAGTCTGATGCGGCACAAGCACAGAAAACAAAAGAAGAGAGCAAAGATAAATTAGGTGTTATATCAAAGCTAACTGATGAAGAATGCAGAAAGGGTGTAAACGTAGATAAGCCTGAATGCGTGGAATACTTTAACCGCCTAACTAAAAATGGTGAGTCTGTAGGGCTTGCTGTTCAACAAGTAAGTTATGACCCGTCTAAGCCGTTTGAATCAGCCGAAAAGATACAAGAAACCGTTACATACCAAGTTACGGCAAAGCCTGTATTATCTGGCTGTATGACTGATCGTCACGGTAAGTTAGTCGGATATACTCAACAAGGTACGATTATTCACGGTCTTAATCAGTCTGATTGCAAACGTATAATTAAAGGAGATCGTCCGTTTAATTATTTTGCTCAATCTCAACAAAATATTGCACAGTCCCAACCTACGGCTATAACTGAGGTGAAAGATGGCTCTACGGAGCAAAAGTATCAGCAGCCAGTTCAGTATGCTGAAAACTATATACAGCGGGGTTTAGAACGTGATCCGAATTGGTACTAAAAATATGAATTTTTTCCCTTTGATTACAAAAACCGTCTATTTGATGTAACGTAGTGTCATAAAGGAGTGTCTTCAGGGGAATTGAGACACATCGCGTATAACAATTGATTTAACGTGTTTTTTGAGTGTCTCAAGGCGTAGTCTAGACACTCCGACAAGGGGGTATATGATGATTATTTGGCAATTTATTAAAGATAATTTCGGCCTGTTTTTGTATTTTATTCTTGCGGTAGTTGTCTGTATACAATTTGCTCTAAAAACTCTTCGCGAGATTAAATATGAACAAGATGATGATCAATACATCCCCTAAATTGCCTAATATTTATACAATAAATTAATGCCTGAAAGTTCGCATAATGTGATGCACAGATTATGTTACTAAGCCCCAGTGAGAAGATTACGCAGTCTCACGGGGCTTTTTAACATCAATCTGCATTATGCGAATTTGAAAGGTTGGGGGAGTCCACGTCTTCTAATGGTGGACTCTAGTCCCAAATACGGGAATTTTTACTCCATTATGTCTTTAAGACTGTATTTACTTTTTGGTTGTTTATAGTCTTCTGGCACTTGGTTGGTAAACACTAACTCTACGAATTCAACCTTTTGATTTTTCTTCTTAAATTGCTTCTTTTCGTATTCTTCGTTGATTAGGTCTTCAGTAATTCCGCATCTTCCTAAATCTGTCATGTACGATTTATA